CAAGGAGATTAAGAAACAAACAGACAAGATAATTAATTGAATAATAACATTTTAACTAACTGAATCAAGTAGGGATTTCAACTACTGATTCGCATGTTTAATAAATTAATAATTGTGTTATGTTTAGAAAAAAAGAAAAAGAATTTCAGTACCATCCCGGTATAGAGAAGATTATCGAGGATGTACAGGGTGGCGGAACCATTGCCCGAAAAGAGCTGAAGGGCGTCATCAAGGAATTGCCGCCTATCGTTGTTGTGGGGCGCGATGAAAACGGATTGTATCATGTTGTGAAAACCGCCCTTATCCAGAAAGTGAGCGGAACGACTATTGAGGTTGGCAAGAAGCATCTTTTTGTGGTCGGTGAAGCTGTTATGATTGGTGGTGATTTGAAGGGTGCATCCGATTTGATTGCGTCTATCGACAAGAGTAATCCTGAAAAGGATGTTATTACTCTTGCTGGCGCCATTGGAGAGGGCAGTGCCGGCCAAGTGCTTGTTCTTGCAAAAGACAAACAGGACGCTAATTCAGCCAAGTTCAAGTACATCCCTGAGGTTGTTACAATGAACAAGGTAGACGTTACGGTTGCCAACCAGCAATCAGGCTTGCTCGTTCGCGGAACGGTCAATGAGAGTGTAATGCCTTATCCTGTCGATGATGCCATTAAGTCGTTGTTGAAGGATATTCGTTTTGTGTACAAACAAGTATAAATAAAATTAGAGTATGGAAAGAAGTTTAATTAAACAAGTCAACCGAAAGAATATGGCGGCCCGTCTTAACTCCCGTAAGGTGAAGCCTATGTTCTACCCGAACTTTTTCGGTGTGAAGCAAAAAACATCCCTTAAATGGGAAACGTTGACGGGAGAAAAAGGTGCACCGGTTGTAGCTGATGTAATCAGCTACGATGCTTCGGCACCACAGAAGACGCGAGAAGTAGTAGGGAAAATGTCAGGAGATATTACAAAGACTGCCGTAAAGCGTGGTATGAATGAAAGCGACTGGAATGAGTATCGGCAGTTGAGTCGTGATTGCAACGGCGATGCTGATTTGCAGGCTCTTCTTGACCTTTCTTTCAAAGATCAGGACTTTGTATATAATGCAGTGCGTGCTCGTTTTGAGTGGTGGTGCATGCAGTTAATGTCTAAGGGTGGATTCGCTCTGAATAAATCCAATAATAACGGTATTGTTACGGAAGAGTTTGTCGGATGTGGTATGCCGAAAGCCAATCGTAAGGTCGCGGCTAAAGATTGGGCTAACGCGTCTACTGCTGACGGGTTGCAGGACATCGAAGATGTTATTGTTGCTGCAGCAGCCGATGGAGTTTCTCTTCGCTACGTTATTATGCGTTCTGATGAGTTTTCTTTGTTGAAAAAGCAAAAATCAACAATGGAGAAGGTGAAAGGATGGATTAACCAAAAGGATAAACTTACCATCACGAAAAAGGTCATCAACGAGTATCTTGCTGCTCAAGAAAAACCTGTTACTATTGTTGTAATAGACCCTTCTGTGCGTATTGAAGACGAGTCCCACAAACGTACTACTGTGAACCCATGGGAGAGCAGAAGAGTTTGTTTCTTGGAAGATCTTAATGTTGGCGATATACAACATGGTCCTATCGCCGCAGAGAGTTCTGTCGAATACGCCAAAAAAGCTACCACCTTGAAGAAAGATTTTATCTTTATCTCCAAGTGGTCGGAGCTGGAGCCGTTCAAGGAATGGACAAAGGCAGAAGCGAATGCTATTCCCGTAATCAACGACCCTGATGCCATGTATATCCTTAAAGCGGATGCGTTGGCTTGGGAAGAGAGCGAAAATACAGAGTATACGGATACTGACGACGAAAACGGTTACTAATGGATACTATTCGCGATACTATTCTTGCATTTCCCGGCCTTGAGGATACGGAGGACGCTTTCCTGAATCGAGTACTTGCACTTCGGGGGCTTGACGGCACGAAGCCCTACTCGGCAGATATAGATTCTTCCGTATGCCTCGCGGCGGCGGACTTGTATAAACAGATGGCAAACCTTCCGGACTTTTCGGAAGGCGAGCTGTCTAAAACCTACCCACGTAGTTATTATGTCAATACGGCGAAAAGCTTGTATATCGAAAACGGCGAGCCTGAAAAGGCACTGACGGTAGGCAGGCGAATCACCGTAAAAGGAAAGGCTGGGAGCAGATGGTAAAGCGAAAAGCATACAAAGCGACCGTCACGCTGGAGATAGCCGGAGGGGTTGTTAACGGCGAATGGCAGGAAGGGCGTACAGATATATTGCCCGTCAAAGGGCATTACAACTCTGCTACTGGTGCCCGGATAATCATTCGCCGTAACGCCAACGGTGACGAGAAGCAAGTTAGCGGCTATTTCTTTCCCGGCAAGAAACCAAAGTTTGAGGGTAATCCTATCAGACTAACTGTACCGGGTCTGGAAATAGATGTCCCGATAATATGCTGGGATTCATACCAATCACATTCTGTTATCAATGTATGAGTAAAAGTGGGCTTATCCCCTTGTGGACGGATAGCGATGTAGACAGATTCTACAGCTACTTTGTCGATAGAGCAAATGATAAGATATTTCAGATGCTTTCGGCCGCCGGTGAAAAGTATATCGGAGTTGCACGTAAATCCGGCTCTTATAAAGACCATACGGGGAACCTGCGTAGCTCTGTCGGTTATATGGTCTTCAAGGATGGGGAATGTGTAGCCGAGAACTTTGAGAAAAGCTCGAATGGTACGGATAAGCAAACGGGAGTCACAAAAGCTCGCAGGCTTGCTAAAAAGATCGCTCTTGAAGTTGGCACAGGGTGGGTTCTTGTCTTAACCGCCGGTATGGAATACGCAGCACGGGTAGAAGCTCTCGGATATGACGTTGCAGCTTCCGGTATCATTAAGTCGGAAGAGTATTTGCGAGAAACGAGCAAAAACTTATTTGACAAATTGGCAAAAAGAGGATATTAGAATATGGACGAATACGATGTAATAGATTTTATTTACGATGCTGTATCTGTATCTATCCCCGGCGTGCTTGTAGTAAAAGACAGGTCTGAGTCGGGAGTGAAAGTAGAGCATGTTGTAATCAACAATATAACATACGTAGAGTCTGATTTTACAGGTAAAACACCTGTGAATATCAATATCTTCGTTCCGCTTAATCCAAACGGCATGACGAAGCGTCAGCGTATGAAAGAACTGCGTCGAGCTGTGAGACGGTCTATCGACACGATAAACAGCAATGACGGGAATTGTAGAGAAGTTGAGGTCCTCTGGGTCGAAAAGATGCCGGAACTGAAAGAGGGGTTCGACTGTGTGAATATAAGAATTAATGTATTAACTGATAAATAAATTAAAATTATGGCAGCAAAAAGACCTATTGCAATGGGCGTGGCGGCAGTCAGGCTCGCAACTTATGGAGATGGTATTCCGGGATCAGATTTTAAATCACTACCATTGCCGTATAAAGGCTCAGTGGCATTTAATTTCGCCGACCCCAAGGAAGTTAAAATTGAAACGGAGGGAACGGATGAGCCGTTGTATGTGACATTTGTCAAAGATGCAACGGACTATATCGAGTTCTCAATTCCTACTCCCGACAACGAGACAATAAAAACTCTTTGCGGCGGAACCATTAACAACGGTGGGGCGGAGAAGGATATTTGGGAGCAAGACGCAACTTTCCCGAGCATTGTTAAAACCGTTCAGGTAGAAACCTTGCCCCACAAAGGCACAAAGGTTATATATACCATTGTGCATGGAAAGATTATGGCTAAACTTAATCAGGCGCCCGGTGCAGAACAGCCTGAATTGCTGCTTGTACGTGTTTACAAGCAGGCGGCAATCGCAGAGAATGGAGATGTAAAAACAGCCTTTACTCGTGAAGTCGTTTCTGTTCCCTAAAAATACATTTGTAGTCATTGATGGGCGGGAGATATTCTTCCGCCCTAATTTTAAAACGCTATGGATATACGACTATTGCAACAGCTTGAAGCCGAAACAATATCAGAAAAACCTCTGAAAATTCCCTTTAGCTTCGATAATATTGAACGGTTGCCCAAGGGAAAGAGTCCCGGTGATTGTATTGTTATTCGTCCGATAACCGTGCGCACATGGTTCTGTATTCGCCCGCTATTGCTTAAAATTGACAAGGAAGATCTTAGCCGGCTTATCAATAAACCGGGAGAAGTGGGCTCGGAGGTAGCGGAGGTGATGGATAAGTATGGCGAACTAATCATTGATATTGTTTGTTTGGGTATACACAATAAGCCGAGCACTCCTCCTGAATGGTTCCGTGATGTGTTGATGGATAATAGTACGTGGCAGGATATTCATGTGCTTCTCAACGCAATACTATTTAGGATAGGATTTTTCCCTTTTTGCAAATCTATCATAACTCTTCGGAGTGTGAGCCCAATGGACGAGGCGGAGATGATAGCCGCCCGGAAGAATTTAGAAAGCTGGAATCTCTCTCGCAAGGAAGATTCTTAGTGTTGGTTCATGAGGCGTTAGGGTTAACATACAAAGAAACGCTCGAATCGAGTTTTGTCTTAATTGAAGTAATGATGCAGGAATATGCATATATCACAAAAGAACGAAACAAGGCTTGCGAGAAAGGGTCGGATGAGGACGGGGATTATGAATGGGTAGAATTACCGTCCTTTGATAATCCGAACGAGATGATTAGGTATAAGAAATACCGAGATTTAGGTGATAAAATTAGATGATGGTTATATTTTAAGTTGTGCGATAAGCGCCAAGAGTTTGAATTTGGTTATTTGTGGGGAGGTTGCCTGTGATAGGTAGTCTCCCTATTTGTTTATAAACTTCTCTGTCTTATTATATTTTAATAAAAAAAGATATGGGAATAGTAAATAGGGAAGGTGCATTATACATGGCTACCGGTATAGACAATTCCGGACTATACAAAGGGAGACAGGAGGCCTTAGGCATTATTAAGGCAATGGCTGGAGAAATTACCAGCTTTGATGTGTTTGGAGGTATCGGTATTAGTGCCGGAATTGCTTTCGCTTCTGCGGCTAAAGATGCTTATGCTTTCGAGAAGCAGTTTGAATCATCCATGAAGGAGGTGGCTACAATATCAGATATTGTAAAAGAGAGTATGGATGCCACCAAGCAGAAAATAATCAGCTTGACTACTGACGAACAAATCCCAATTGGTGCCAATGAGATGGCAAAAGCTCTGTATGGCATCGTTTCCGCCGGACATGATGGTGAAAAGGGTATGCATGTGCTTGAAGTATCTGCAAAAGCTGCTGTTGGAGGTATCACTGAAACTGCTACTGCTGCCGACGCCATCACTACTCTACTTAATGCTTACAAGAAAGATGCTTCTGAAGCTGAAAGGGTTTCAGACATGCTTTTCACGACAGCTAAGCTTGGTAAAACGACTTTTGGTGAAATGGGAAAGAGTATAGCACAGGTCGCTCCTGTCGCAGCAGCCTACGGTGTAGAAATGGACCAAGTACTTGCGGCTGTAGCAACATTAACAAAACAAGGAACTCCAACGGCGCAAGCTATGACGCAAATTCGTGCGGCTATTGTTGGTGCATCTAAATATCTCGGAGACGGCGCTTACAATGCAATGAGCTTTCAAGAAGCATTGGTTAAGATAAGAGAAGAGGCGAATGGTAGTGAAGCGGCTCTTATAAGTATGATACCTGAACTCGAAGCAAGAAACGGACTTCTTGCACTTACCGGTATAAATGCAAAAGAAGCTTCCGGGCATCTTGATGAGATGGCGATGTCGGCCGGAGCTACCGAAAAAGCCTTTAAGGAGATGGCTTCCAGTGCGGAGAATCAACTTAAACTTCTCGGGAATAATATAACCGGTATGCTTCGCCCAATGGGGCAGGGGATACTTAAAGAGGTTTCGGAGGTGTCAACTGCCATCAATAAAGCGTTTGACGACGGGAAAATCGAAGACTCTTTGCAAACTCTTGGCGATTTGGTCGTGATTGTCACGGGGGCTTTGATTGGTTATAAGGGTGCTATTATGGCGGGGAATAAAATTAAAATGATACACGCTTCTCTTATCGAAGCAGAAAGATACGAGATGGCATTATACCGCAAAGCCGTAGAAGCCGGTGCGATTTCCGAAAACGTCCTTACATCGGCTCAAGTAAAGCAGATGGCTACCCGTAACGCCATGATTACAACCATAAAGCTACATACCGCTACTCTTATGCGAAATGCGGCGGCAATGCTAAGTAATCCATACGTAATGGCGGCTGCAGCAATTTCGACGCTTGGGTTTATTGTATACAAATATGCCACAAGGGTAACAGGCGCTGAAGCTGCACAACGAAAATTCAATGCGGCCATAAACGAGCAAAAGAAATCCTCGGAAGCTTTAAAAGAAAAGATATCGGACAGATTGAGGATTATTAAGGATGAAACTATTGCTGAATCGGAGAAACTGATAGCGTTAAATGAATTGCAAGAGATAATGCCTGCGGTTTTTAAGAACCTCGACCTTGAAATCCTTAAAAGAAAAGAACTGGTTGACATCATGAAAGAAGTCAACGCAGAGGATGAGAGGCAAAAAAGAATAGGCGCTAAGACTAAACTTGTGATGGCGCAACAGCGGTTGCGTGACATAGATAATCGAATCATCAGGACGAATAACGTTGGCGGTTATACAGGCGCTCTTGAAGAGAGGAGAAAAGAAGCGGCAGAAGAAGTACGACTTTGGGAGGAACGAGTTAAAATCTATGAGGATGCGCAAAAGAAAATCGAAGATGCCCAAAATGGGAGTGGGCAAAAAACAGAACTGAGAAACAAGGCTTATTGGGAGAAAGAGAAAAAAGACGCAGAGGATGCATTATCCAAAATGGATGTGTCAAAGAAGGGTTCCAAGGAATGGAATAATCTTATTTCTAATATTGAGAAATACCAAAAAGAAATAGATAAATACGACGTATCCAAGTCCGTTAAATCAGAGATAGAGATAAAGAAAGCAGAGGAAAAGATCGCTTCCATTCTTGCAGAACAAATGCTTGAACGTAAGCGTCTTGCGGAAGATTTGCAAATACAGATTGAGGAATCAAGGCTTGTAGCAATGAATGATGGCGTTGATAAAACAATTGCGCAAATGGAGCTTAATTTTGAAAAGGAAATGCAGGCTATTGACCGCCAGAAAGAAGATGCATTACGTAGGAAAATAGAGAATGCTCGCGCCGCTTTTGAGGCCGATCCAGAGAATAAAGACAAAGTGTTTGATAGTTCCGGGGTTGAACTTTCTGATAAAGAGAATAAGTTATTTGATGATTTGTACAAGGCGGCTGTTACTCGTAATGAAAGAGCCTACTTCAATCTTGCAAATCAGTACCAATCTTATACAGATGAACGCCTGTCTATTGAAAAGAAGTTCAATGATGATGTCATCCTCTTGCAAGAAGCCCGCAAGAAAGCGGCGGCTAATGGAAATGCCGATGAGATTTCCAAGATTGACCGCTCCATAGCAAAGGCTACCGCCGACAAAGGCAAGGCCTTGATGAAACATGATTTTGAAGTGCTCAAACAGTCACCGGAATATATCAGGGCGTTTGAGGACTTAAGAAACACGTCATCAGAAACATTATCATCTTTGCTCGAACAACTTGAAGGTGCGAAAGAAACAGCCGCTTCCGTATTAAACCCGGAAGACCTTCGGGAATATACTACCACCATTCAGGACATTATGAATGAGTTGGAAGAGCGTAACCCGTTCCAATCGTTGGCAGACAGGCAACATGAATTAGCCGAAGCAGAGCGAGAACTTGCCGAAGCTAAAAGGATGCTTGACGCCGTAATGAATGGGGCTAAGATTGTAACCGGCATTAAGAGTACGAAACTTGGTACTGATGGCCTGATTAATATTGAAAACACCTATCTGTCTGCGGAGGACGCTCTAAAGAAGTACAACAAGGCTAAGGATAAAGCATATAAGGCGAACAATAACTTTGTCAAAGCCGAGGAAAAAGCCAAAGAAAAGGTCGATAAACTCGCAGAATCGATTATAAGCATTGGGAATGCCATCGGCGGACAATCCGGAGAAATTATCTCTTTGATAGGCGATGTATCTTTGTTTGCATCAGAATCCATCAACGGGATAACGATGGTTGCCAAAACGGGAGCTGAAGCAATGTCCGCTGTCGAGAAAGCCTCTGTCATCTTAGGCATCGTGTCTGCCGGCATACAGCTATTGCAGAAGCTTAATTCCCTGCTTCCGACGGCTGAAAGCCGATATGAAGAATTTGCCGCAAAGGTTGCTGAAATTAATAAGATTACTGACGCCGTGAACGAATACCGTATAGCCGCTATTGAGGCACGGCACGCTGAAGAGGACTGGTTCTCGGAAAACAATTTGAAAGGGCTAAGGAATTATAGGGAAGTCCACGATGAGATATTCAAGGCTTATAAGGATAAGGCGAACGAGCGGCAAGCCGTGTATCAGAATCAGAAAGGCGGCGGATGGCTTACAGGCTCTCTTGGCTATGGATTGCTTGGGGGGATAGACGCCTTGTTCGGCACCAACATTCTCGGGAACAAATATGATGAAAACACGGTAGAGGCTATAAAGAACCTCCGTATTGAGACCAGAAAACGCAGCAGGGGACTCTTGGGTAGCGGCCTTTTTGGGCGCGACCAGAAAACCGAAGATTTGGTTTCGTGGGCACGAAATAACGGTTTTGGCGAGTTGTTCGGCAAAGACAACCTTATCAACAAGGATGCGGCAAAGGCTATTATCGACAAATACGGTGATAAGCTCGTAGGGCAAACCAAGGAGACGCTGGAATCACTCGTCAAGTTACGCGAGAAATACGATGAATATATAGAGAAACTCCACGAATATGTCAACTCTTTGTATGAACCGTTGGTAGATAACTTCGTGGATAGTATTTGGACTTGGCTCTCTGATGGGAAAGACGCATTGAAGAGTTTCCGTGAATACGCGGGTGATACTTTTAAAGATATCGCCAATGACATGCTTAAATCCATCGTGCTATCTAAGATATTCGGAAAGGGTGAAAATAGCTATCAAAGCAAGATAAACAAGGCTTATGAGGATTATGCCAAGAAACTGATAGATGAGGTGGAATTGAACAGAAGGGTTTCCGAGTTGACAAAAGAACTCATGGGGACGGCCGAGCAGCAGTTGCCTGTCATTCAGGGGATGGCGAAAAACATCAACGACACGATAAAGAATATTGCCGGTATAGACATAACCGGTGATTTAAAGTCAGACAAGGGAGTTACCGGAAAAATACAGGAAGCCCTCACGGAAGGAACCGCCAACCAACTGGTTGGGCTTTGGAATATGTCGTCTCTTGATATTAGGCATATTAAAGAGTTTTTGCAGAACATCCCACTGGAATTTTTCAGGTGGTCTGATGATATTCGCATAGATGTTGGGCAAATCATGCTTCTTGCGGCCGAAATTAAAAATAACACCGAGCGTACAGCTGATAATACGTATGGCTTGAAAGAAGAACTTCGAGAAATAAAGAATGAGATTATAGAAGTCAAGAGAAATACTAAAGGATATACTGGGAGGGGGTAGTTATGTATAAGTTTGATGATATAGATATTACATCTTTAGGGGCGATGCCTGGCAAAGTTCCGGGTGAATGTCTTGCTATAAGTGGGGTGTTTGACTTACCAAAGCGTGTCGGGGAGACAGAGTATAATTGGGGAACGTCGATAGAACCTTTTGTCGAGGAAGCAGACATTAAATTAGATGGCCGTACTATCACGCTCGTTTGCGTGGTTAATCATGGTATGGTAGAAGAATTCAAACAGCATGCTATCGCATGTAGGAAGTTGACTACGGACTTTGGGGTGTTTGACGTGATACAGCGTGATGCTATATTCGTGGAAAGGCATGCAAATATTTGCATTGTTACGGTTAAACTATGGCAACCAGAGTACATCCCCGTGGAACTAACTGTAAATCCTTCCGGCGGCGCATATATGCTTATCGGTTTGTTTAATCTTGCTGATGATTTTGGGGTATATATGAAATATAAAAGTGGAGTGAGAGATACTTCTAAAAGGATAGAGGTTCAAACCACATCCTTGTATTCCAGCTCTATGTATAGAGAACCTCAGGAACTTTCTTTCTCCTGCTTTCTGAAGGCAGGAACCATGCAGGAAGCATATAGTAAGATGATGCAGTTTCATGCGCTTTGTGTGTCTCCCGGCATCAAGATGTTTACTGATGCAGAAAATAAACAACACAAAATATATTTTAAAGATGAAATAAGATGTAAGACGATAGCGGATGGGCTGCTGTCATTTGATTTGAAAATGCGTAAACTCAATGATTGATAAGATAGATATATACGGTTTAAGGGATGGGGTTATTGAAAAAGTAGCCTCTATCCCTTGTGAAAATACGTTTCATAATTCTTCTTTAATGACTAAAGACGAGTTGTCCGTATCTGTTGTTGCTGATAGTACTCTTCCTATAAAGGTTGGGGACTATTGCACAATGGGAGGGATTGTGTATCGTATGAATCGTGATGCTGAGTTTACGCAAAAAACGGAAGTGCAACATGAGTATTCAATTGTTTTAGAGGCGCCTATTTATACGCTTTTAGATAAAGTTGTTTGTAATCGAGTTACCGGTAGTACCAAGGTCGTATTGACAGGAAAACTCCGAGACTTCTTGGAACTTCTTACGTGGAATGTAAACAAGTCGGAAGATAATCCTCTCGGCGTTGATACGGGGTGGAAAATAGGATTGTGCCCGGACACCGAATACAAGAATATAGTACTTGACGGGGTAAGTTGCCGTGCAGCGTTGGATAATCTTCGCAAAGCCTTTAATGTTGAGTATTATACTTCCAACAAGACAATAAACTTTGTATCGCATATAGAGAATGAAACCGGGCTTACATTCACACAAGGCAGAGGCAAGGGATTGTATTCACTTGAGCAAAAGAATGTCGATTCGAGCGATGTCGTTACCCGGCTATTCCCTAAGGGTGGAACAGAGAACGTTATTCCGGGAGAAGGTGATGAGGAAGGGCGGCTTGTTCTGCCTGAAAAATACATAGAAGACTTTAGCGAGACGAGTAAGGTAGTTGAGCGAGTTGTTAAGTTTGAGGATATACATCCTACTTTTCAAGGAAAGGTCGGAGCTTTGAGCGGTGAAAACAATAGATCGTTTATCTGCAATGAGATAGATTTCGATATCAAAGAGCTTTCTGTCGGATCTGATGCCCGCGTCAATTTCCTTACGGGAGATTTGATGGGAAAGGCTTTTGAATTTTTTTGGGATAATAGCAAGAAAAAAATCACGCTCATCGGGCAAGTTGACGAGTTGGCCCTTATCGATCCGAGCACGCAGTCTCGGCCTGTTATTCCTGATACGAATAAACGTCTTCGTGGTGGGGAGCTTTTCACGCTTACCGGGCTCCATATGTCTGGTACGTATAAAGAAAATGCGATTAATACATTACGAGAGAAAGGGAGGGAGTGGCTTAAATACCATTGTCGTAAACGTGTTAAATACAACCTTGATGTTGATTATAGAATGTTGCGGGGGAAACGTACATTGTCGGTAGGTGATCTCGTTACTGTCAAGGATAAGAATAGGGGTATTAATGCGCTTATACGCATTGTGTCAGTTGAACGCAACCTTCGCACTGGTAAACTCTCTTGTGTTGTCTCAAATTATCTTGATGAAAAGTGGGAGAAAAAGATAGAGGGGCAGATAGCATCTGTTCAGGCTGCTGTATCTGGTGGGGTTGGGGTGTCTGCAGCTGTTGATATAATAGAATCAAACGATGCGAGAGAGTTTACGGATAAACGGGTGCTATCTGCGCTGAGAACAATAAGAGAAATTGAAAAGAAAGCCTTATCAAAAGAAAAGTCTGACCGCACCCCTTACTCCTTAGAGGTAGGCGAGGACTTGACCGTAGACGGTAACGCCTCCGTTAACCATGACCTTAACGTCGGTCGTAACGCCACCGTCGGCAATGACTTAACGGTCATGGAGATATTGCGTGCTCTGATTAAGATAGAGACCGCATCCCTTAACGTTTCCGGCAACAGCAAAACCGGCACGCTTGACGTAGCCGGCAAGGCAACCGCCCGTGACGTAGAGGTGGCTAATCAAGTGACATCCCTCAATGCCGTTATCCGTGCATTGGCCACTATCCACAACCTCACAGTGGATAATACCGCCGACATCATGCACGGCATCATCCGACAATACCTGTCATCCGACAAGTTTGTTTCCGGATTTCTCGGCGAGGGCTTTAAAGTGTGGCAAGATGCTGCAGGCTTGTGGCATGGCGAGCTTGATATGCTAACCGTGCGCAAGACGTTTACTGTCTTTGAGTTGGTTGTGCAAAAAATTGTCCATCAGGGCGGCATGGTTATCCGCTCAGCTGCCGGGGGTAAGATTACCAAGGTGACCGATGGCGGCAGCTATTGGAGATGCGAGCACGACAGTAGCGACGACTTCGTGGCTAATGACCAAGTGCTGTGCCAAGTCTTTACAGGCACGAAGATGAAGCGCTATTGGCGGCTTGCAACATCAGCTGGTGCAGGTTACTTTAATTTGTCTAAGACAGATTGCGAGGCAGGCAGCGCTACTCCTGAAGTGGGAGATGAAGTAGCGGTTCTTGGCAACCGCACCAACGCCGCCCGTCAGTCCGCACAGATAGATTGCGCTGTAGGCGCTAATGCCCCCTACCGTGATGACTATGCGGGTATCAACTCGTACAGCCTCGCAGGCAAGCTGGTGACCCGTACAGGCAACCTGTCAGGCATTGTTGACCCTGATTTCGGGGCATTGTCGGGCTTTGGCCTATACTCTCTCAACGCATATCTTAAAGGCATGCTTAGGTTAACCTCCGGTAAGACGGTTGAGACTGCCATCGGCGAGGCACGGAGCGGTGCTATCTCCGTAGCAGCCACCGATGCGCAGGCTAAAGCAAACGCCGCCAAAGCATCCGCTATTTCTGTTGCTGCCGGTGACGCCCAAGCCAAGGCTGATGCCGCTAAGCAGGCAGCTATTTCTGCCGCCGCTTCGGACGCACAGTCCAAGGCTATGGCCGCAGAAACCAATGCCAAGACACATGCGCAAGCCATATTAGACGCCTTGCAGATAGGCGGTCGCAACTACATCGTCTTATCCAAGCTGGCAGCATATACGCCGTATAATGCCGCTTGGCAGGTTAATGGTAAGGTAGTATCGACACAAAAGGTTACGGCGACTTTTATCACTTTGAGGGTAGACGGCTTTATGCCTATCGCAGGCGAGCCTTACACATTGTCTGGTGTAATGACTAAAAACGGAAGCCCGGTCACAAATGCGATGTGGGTAACCAAGACAGCCACCACCTATGCCACTCCTAAGCGATTTGAAGTAAACGACGCTACCGGTTATTTTGAATGTACAATGGTGTGGAAAAAGGCCAATATATGGTTGCTCCATACCAACATACAGGGAGAGGTCGGCAACACTATTACAATTGACGGCTTAAAGCTGGAAAAAGGCACTAAGGCAACCGATTGGACGCCCGCACCCGAAGACGTGGAAGCCGGGATAGCCTTTGAAATCACAAAGGTGCGCACGGACTTTGACGTGCGGGAGGGGCAAATCAGCTCTAAAGTAGCCGAGGTAAATGTCAAGACGCAGCAAGCCGTATCCGCCTCTCAAACCGCCACAGAGAAAGCTTCACAGGCTGCCGGCTCCGCCACGCTTGCCGGGCAGAAAGCCACAGAAGCGGACGGTAGCGCCAAAGCCGCCAAAACATCCGAGTCTAATGCGGGCAAGTCCGCCACATCCGCCGCAAACGAAGCCGGAAAAGCGAAAAGCAGTGCCGATGCGGCTGCTGCTAAACTTATAACAGTCACCGAAAAAGAGAGTAACATCAACCAGACAGCCGGGCAGATAGCTACCAAGGTAACGGAAGTGACCAAGCAGGCAGGTATAGCATCTCAAGCGGCTAACAATGCTTCGGGTTCTGCTTCGGCGGCCGCCAGTAGTGCGACCACTGCCGGACAAAAGGCCACGGACGCAGCTAACAGTGCGAATGCCGCTAACACGGCTTTACAGACCATCTCTACCAAACAGACGCAGATTAACCAGACGGCGGCGGAGATTGACCTTAAGGCCACTCGCACGGAACAAGCGGCAGGTAGAGCGGAAGAGGCAGAGGCAAGGGTTAATATAGCTGCCGATGGTGTTGTTATCAATGCTGCCAAGCAAGCGGCGCAACTGGCCGTTGATGGTGTGCAGATAGGCGGGCGCAACCTGTACAGGAAGAGTACCGAAATAGTTAACTTAGCCAATGCGCCCGCTATACAGAAAGAAGCGGATGCCGATTCTGCGCACGGGTTTAAGCTGACAGGGCGGTCTGGCTTAGTATGTGGAGCAAGAATCCGTAGCATCATCGCTGACAACGGTGATTATGTCATCAGCTTTTGGGGCAAGTCCAACGGGTCGGGTACTCCCAAATTCGACATCTGCGACAACCTGTGTACGGGAAATGCAACATTTACAACGGAGTGGAAGAGGTTTGAGCTTAAGGCCAAAGTCAGAAATTATAGTGCGGTAGACGGCCTATTTATCGACATCGAGAATCTTGTCTGGTTGTATTATTGGTTTAGAGACTTTAAGGTCGAGAAAGGCACGAAAGCCACCGACTGGACGCCCGCACCTGAGGATGTAGAAGCGGACGCAACGGCTAAAGCCGATGCAGCCAAGCAGTCGGCCATCAGTGATGCCGCCGCCAAGTACCCCACCAAGACGGAGTACTCCGCCCAATTGGCGGTGTTAAACAGCTCCATCTCGTCCAAGGTATCGCAGACAGATTTTAACGCTCTCGGAACTCGTATGTCCACTGCCGAGCAGAAGATTACACCGTCCTCCATTATATCCACCGTGTCATCCACGGTAGAGAGTGCCAAGACTGCCGCTATTAATGCGGCAGCATCCGATGCTAAAGCCAAGGCAGACGCCGCCAAGCAGGCAGCAATATCCACGGCCGCAAATGATGCCACGGCAAAGGCTAATAGGGCGGAGGCTAATGCCAAGGCACACGCCAACAATACGTTTACCCCAATCACAACGTACAACACTAAGGTCGCGCAGTTGGAAAACCTCATCAGCCTTAAGGCAGAGTCGTCAACCGTCAGCGGACTTACTACTCGTATGGCGGTAGCCGAAGAGAAAATAACCCCCGGTGCAATCAATATGGTGGTTAAGGAGCAGATAACAACGGCAGTGGGTAACGTACAGGTGGGAGGCCGTAACTACGTTATATTATCCAAGCTGGAGAGTTGGATAGCCAATACATCCGTACCAGTGATAACAGGAACTGATGTGAATGTAATGCTGACAAAAGACAATACCACCGAGCAACAGGTGATTATCCGCGTCAAAGGGTACGTTCCTGATGCCGGGATGCCTTATACCGTTAGCGGTTACATGACGCTCGGAGGTCGTCCGATAAAAAACTCGGATTTTCGTGTAAAGCGGATGAATCACGAGTTAGGCACGGATAACTTCCATGTTGATGATTCTACCGGTTACTTCGAATGTACGCATAAATACAACGGCAGTAACCCGTGGCTGCTGAACGTAAAGCTTACTGCTACTACAGGCACTCCGGTAAAGATTAGTAGGTTTAAGTTTGAAAAGGGTACTAAAGCGTCTGACTGGACGCTGTCACCGGAAGATGCAGATGCCGCCTTGCAGATAGGTGGTCGCAACCTGTACAGGAAGAGTACCGTAATTAACAATCTGATTAACAATCCCTCTATACAGAAAGAAGCGGATGCCGATTCCGCGCACGGATTTAAGCTGACAGGGCGGTCTGGCTTAGTATGTGGAGCAAGAATCCGTAGCATCATCGCTGACAACGGTGATTATGTCATCAGCTTTTGGGGCAAGTCCAACGGGTCGGGTACTCCCAAATTCGACATCTGCGACAACCTGTGTACGGGAAATGCAACATTTACAACGGAGTGGAAGAGGTTTGAGCTTAAGGCCAAAGTCAGAAATTATAGTGCGGTAGACGGCCTATTTATCGACATCGAGAATCTTGTCTGGTTGTATTACTGGTTTAAGGACTTTAAGGTCGAGAAAGGTACTAAAGCCACCGATTGGACGCCCGCTCCGGAGGATGTGGAGGCGGATATAGCCTTGCGCCCCACAAAAGAAGAGGTCAAGGCCGGCATAAGCATTACTACCGGAGGTATTAATGTTTTTGGCAAGGAGATTAGCCTTGCGGGTAAGGTGACATTTGCCTCGCTCGACAGCAGCACGCAAGCGACTATCAACGGCAAGGCGACAACGGTCGCATTGACATCCTTACAAAACAGCCTCGGTGCAATGGCTTACCAAAACATGGTCAGCCTCGCCAAGCTTGATACTACAATTGTACAAGGTGGCTATATCAAAACTAACTTGATAGATGCCAATGCCGTTGTTACCAACTCTCTTCTGGCAACAAAGATTGCGGCAACGGATATAACAACCGGCAGGCTTACCGTTATCGACGGGGCTAAGATTGCGGGCTTCCGGGTTAGCGGAAATAATTTATCTAACATGGATAATGACGGGAACTTCTCGAATGACGCTTCTATCATCTTCCGCAACGATGCTAAGAAATGCTTTGCCGGCATAGGAGGCAATGTACTTCCGACATCGTCGGGATTGCGTGCCGTTGCACGCTTTGAAAATGAGGATACGAGCGACCAATGGGGCGCGTATGCCAACTATGCGATGATTGTCAGCGCAAGAGGGGCTAACGACAATTGTGCCATCGCCATACTCGGAGGGTATGTGTCGAGATTCGCCGAAAAGGTGGAGGTCGTTACCTCGTCGAGGACTATCGACATATCGACAACGTGCGTACTGTGCGTAAACACCTCCGATATAACCCTCACCCTGCCAACCATGCAGAAGTATGATAACGGGCACGTCATTGAGATAAAAAATCTGGGTAACAACAGCGTTACCATTAATACCGGATATGGCTATCATATTGATGGTACTCAAAGGAGGACATATATACACGTTGACAGGGGCAGCCATGTTACATCCCTGACCATCGGCGGAAATGGCGACGCTATGCGGTTTGTCTATGCCCGCGACATTAATAACGGCTCGCAGTATGGCTGCTGGGCACAATTTAAAAACCCGAGAGACTGGTAATTATTAACTATATAAAAATAAAAGAGTATGAAAAAAATCGACTTCAGAAAAATCAAGGTGAGCGACATTGAGGGCAAGGAAACCACGATGGACATCGCAAAAGAAATGGGTAACACCATCTATAAGAATACCCCCGACTTGGGAGAGCTTGAATTTGCCCAAGAAATCTATAAGAGAGGTGAGGTAGAGGTGACGGAAGAGCGTGCCGCCATCGTGCGCAAGTACATGGATGTGGGACAGTTTTTTGCCTACATAAAGAAAGCCGTGAATGATGAATTAAACAGGATATTAACCATTAAAGATTAACAAAAATGAAAAAGTTAACAGAAACAAGCCGCTCAACAGCGGTAACAGCCAGTGCCAAAAATGGAGAGTATGAATATGGGGTGAATTACAATTTTGCCGACGGTGGAATTGTCAACTTGCAATGTAACGTTACCAAAGTTACAACCACAGAAGAAACGGGTGAGCAACGCTTGTACGTAGGCTCGATGTCCCTAAGTGGTGGCAACAAGTCAACGAGCTTTCCGGCAAACGAAGAGGTTGCCGCACATGCGGCTATGTTTGAAGCAATCATTGCCGAGGTAAAAGAAGAGATTGGAGCGTAACGGTAACCGCCCGCCTTGCCGGTTGTGAGGCGGGCGAAAAAAAGAGAATGATTATGGAAAAATACAAAGAGTTCCTTGTGCTTTTGTCGGCGGCTGTAGCGGCATATTTCGACACTACGATTACATTCCTTTATGCCTTGCTGATAGGCTTTGCGTTCAACATCTTTGCCGGGCTTCGGGCTGATGAAGTTAAGTTCGTGATGACACGATTTCCGTCCTTTGGATTCATTAATTACAAGGGCCAGAAGTTGGTTGATTCATTGAAAGAGCTTTGCTTGATAACGTTTATCACTTATATGCTTAAGGCGATAATCGACCTTATGAATTTTGAGGAGAAGAGTGCATACGTGGTGCAGGTGTTGATTGCCATTGCCATCTATTACTATGTCAAGAACGGGCTTAGGAATCTTTCCAAGGCCTATCCCAAGGTAAGATGGATAAAGATGCTATATTATCTCGTGTCGTTCAAGTTCCGGGAGATGATGCCCGGTATTGTAAATGATGCAATAAAAAAAGAAGAGGAAGAAAGCGGAAAGGAGGGTAAGGAATGAAGCCGAATGAATTTGTAAGATGGATATATCCGCAAGCCAAGAAGATGGGGGAGATTGACCCCGTCTTTGTTACCGCCCAAGCTGCTCTTGAAAGCGGTTGGGGAAAGTCTGCCATTGGGAATAACTTGTTTGGTATTACCAAGGGAAGTAGCTGGAAAGGAGCGGTACAACTGGTAACTACGACCGAATACTTCTCGCGCTCAGATGTGGCATTTAGAGCTCCTGAAAAGGTTATTCAGGTTGTTAAGCTATCGGAGTATCGATATAAGTACACCGTCAAGCGCTTGTTCCGTGACTACGACAGCGTAGCCGACTGCTTGGCAGACCACTTTATGCTGCTCCAACGCCCGCAGCTTGCTGACGCTTGGCCGTACCGGAAGAACCCGGAGCTATATGTTCGCAAACTGGTAGACAACGTAGGCGGTAAGTATGCCACCGCACCGGATTATGCGGAGGTAATGGATAAAATGTTTAAGGTGGTCAGGCGAATTGTTAAAGAGGAGGGGTTATGACACCGAACGAATATAAAGAAGCTAAACGCCTGATGGGCATAGGTTGTATTGCTCTTATCCTTATGCTGTTGACGATACTGCTGCATGGATGTGCCCCTATCAAGTATGTACCTGTTGAGACCCTGAAAGTGGAATATCGTACCCGCGACAGCATCCGGCATGACAGCATATACAAGCATGACAGCGTCTATATCAAGGAAAAAGGAGACACCGTATATAAGTATATTAAGCAAGTGGAGAATCGGTATCTCTTTATCAATAAGACGGACACCTTATTACAGACAGATAGTGTGCAAGTGCCCTATCCCGTCGAAAAGAAACTAACCAAATGGGAAAGTATTAAGCTTGATATGGGTGGATGGATGTTCGGGGCGTTGATTGTGCTTTTGCTATACATCCTATACAGACGATATATTAAGTAGATGATACTTTTTGTTCATGGTAAAGGCGGCCGTCCGGGATGGGTGTCCGCCTTTAATGTTGGTTGCGCAAAAATGTTGCATTACGTATCTCTGTACGCCAATTTTTTGCAGACCCTCCCGAATCGTACTCTCCGGAGATGAAAACAATGTCTTCTCCTAATTTGGCCCCAGAATTCCTTCCGCGAGCATAAGCAACAGTACGCCCAAAAAGTTTGACGGGAGCACATGCCCCATATCCGGTAAAATCCTTCACGATCAAATCGCATTCTTCGTATGGGGATTCCCCGGTAGTTCCAAAGCAAGACAACATCAATTCACGCACGTAGTCTATGATTGTATCATCAAACCACCATGCGCCATCCTCCCATTTCCCCCTAAGATTACGGGAGCGTGTTACAAACTCTTCATTGTATGGTGTTTCAACCTTAATTTTGTCTTCTATAATAGAAAGTCTGATTTTATTCATAATTTAATATTATTTTTTATTGAACCATTTTACTTTTTTATGAGAGTACTGCAACTTACAATCCTCTTTTTCAAGAATAAATGCCGCAATCCAGTATGAAGAGGTTTTCTGCACTTCGTCGTCTCTTCCAAATACCATCGATTTGGGTATGATGGCGCTCGAACCATCAAAGGCTGTGGCCTTATAAGCTTTCGGCGAAATGCTTTTCAAATCCGCCAATCTTACTGAATAAGCTTTGGTTATCATAAGGGTTGCCCGTCATGCCGGTAGCACAGCGTTATATGTTTTTCTATTCGACAATTCTATATAAAACCACCCTGTCAACATCTGAACAAGTAAACATTTTATTGCCTAATTCTTGATGCAGATTTATGTTTGTACACCTGCCTTCATTTGCTAAAATGGTCAAGCAGTTTTCTTTGTCTGATATCTGTTTATCAGACATATAGCTTGCCCAGTATTCTTGCCGGGTTTTAAATCCATCAAACCCTGTTCCTCCGGCTAAATCCCACAAGGAAACCAGTTCGCCTACGGTGAAATCATCCACAACGTCTTGGCCGGCATAGCCAAAGTATATCGTTTGTATTCTCTTCCCGATAATATCTGGGAAATCGGATATTGACAACTCTCTAAGTTCGCCATTTCTTGCGGCAAGTCTCATATCGTTCAAAAAGTTTTCTGTTTCCATAATCATATTTTTTGTGGGCGACGGTTAGTCGCCCGTTACCTTGTCACTCACCCATACACTCTTTAACGGCATATTGATCTTTGAGTAAGCACTGAACAGAATGCCCACCTATACTAATGAAGTAGTCGACTATCGCGTTCCACCTTCTTCTGAAGCATCCACTTCCTTTCACATTAGCGATGAAGCTGTCAACTGTTGCGTAGCAAATATTTGCGCCGCTGTACTTGCAAATCTCTTCGCCCGTGTACTTATTGATGATTGTAATCATAATTTATGGTATTTATTATTGTTTTTCTTTTGTTTGATGCAAATATATAGCTTTTTTGCTAAACTAAAAACTATAAATATAGTATTTGCGCTATATTTAAAACTTATTATATAGTGAGCGTGCTATATTTACATTTATTAAAACGACATATAGTCTTTAGGTATAATTTATCCTATTTTATTTCGTACAAATACTATATTTATATATCTTTGTGGCAAAAAACAAACGTTTCTTATGGCAAAAACAGAATTAAGAATTAAAGAACTCTGCAAAGAGCGAGGTATTACGCAGGCACAGCTTGCGGAAAGATTGGGAATACAGGCTGTATCGTTTTCACAGGCCGTATCAAGGAATAAGTTTAGCATTGACCGTCTGGCGGATATAGCCGACGCTCTCGAAGTAGAAATACCGGACTTGTTTCAGGTTCCCGACTCTATTGTTTGTCCCAATTGTGGCAAAAGGTTTAAGATGGTAGATTAAGATAAAGGAGTATATAGGCTATTCTATATACTCCTTTACTTCTCTCAACGCTTGCTCAACACTTCGCACTACAACATACTTGCTACCGCATTTCTCCGCTTGAAATTGGAACTCTTTCTGTTCTTCGGATTGTCTGCCTGTCTTTGTCTTAAATTCGATGCATAGCGAAGCGAACCCTTTTTTCGGCACAAGCAGAATGACATCTGAAACTCCTGCCGTCACTCCTTGGCGTTTCATATTGACGGCCTCTATTTTGTTCCGGCTGCCGCCATTCGGTATAGCGAAAAGCAGCTTTCTGGGGAGTTTCGGGAATACGGTGAAAACCTTATTAAAAAACTCGCTTTGCATATCAGATTCTTCATGCTTGATTATCCGCTTTTTTCGTGATGGATTTTTCATCTCGGCGTAGCAGTTATAGCACATGAATCCGGCATCTGTTCTAATGACAGATACCGTTTCACGTCCGCAGGTTATACATGTCTCTTTATTCATCTTTCATTCGTTCAGTTTATTCGTACATACTTACCTGCTATATTGCAATCTCTTAATATTTCCGCATTGTTTTCACCGAAAGCAATTAATACACTTCCGCAACCGGGACTGTCCCCTTGAATACCATCTGGACGGTAGAACTTGATTCTATTTCGCAAGAATTTCATAGCCGTGGCTCTCTCAAATATAATATCCTGGAATATTTTGCTGTCGAAACGGTTAAACAACAAGGCAATACCATTGTCATGTCTTGCCAGCCGTCTAACAAATTGTTCTATAAGCGGGCGGGAATAAGGCGGGTTTAACCAAACGCGCCCTATCCATTCCTTGGATAATCCGTTGTCATTTTTATTGTACATCCTTATAGCAGTTTTCCATAATGGTTTTACAGGGGCGCATGGGTCTGTGTCAAACACACCAAGCGCATTTATAATCTCTTTCGGGGTGTACCATTCATCCGTGATATTAGCCGATCTTTCAAATGCCGTATTCATACCCATCGCACTAATTTATATTTAACTACCTATTCTTAATTTCTCTGCAATCATATTCTTTCTTTTAAGTTCTTTATTTTTCCTTATTTCCTCTTCACCCCATACCATTGCATCGTATAGTGTCCCCGCATATAAGTAGAACTCCTCGCTGTTTGAAAGAAAATCTACCCTGATTGCCGCTTGAAAGGCTTGGGTGTACAAATTCATATCTTTTTCCATATTATCAGTTTAAAAACATTGTTATTATCGGTCGTACGCACCTCTCTTTCATCCTCCCTTTCAGGTAATACCTATATCTGTCAAGCAGAGCTTCAATACACCGTTCCATCAGGCGCGAGTATGGTTCTTCACTGTCGGGGCACACCTCGAAAGGGGTTACCACTTCGTAGCCTTGAAATGTTAGGCGCTCCTTCATTTTCAAGGCGTGCTCTTTCGTTTCTTCCAGTTCTCTTCCAGTTATGGGAAGACTGAGGTAGACCCTCTTTGGAAATGCTTCTCCATGTCTTGCCCTTTCTCTATCAGCTTTCATTTTCTCTTTGATGTGTTCAGGCAATGCCTCTTGCGTAACCTTGTCGAACGTAATGCATTTGATTCTATTCATAGTTTACTTATTCTTTTCTTGAATGGTGTGATTTACAGATAGGGTGAATGTGGTCGCACCACTGTGGGATATTCCGGAATGTTTTTTATAGTTTCCACGGATGAGACACAATGCTTCGTTGATCTCACTCTCGATGAAATGCCTTTCTTCTAACCATTCTTGCCGTGCCGGGTGGTCGGTGTCAACGTGAACTTTAATAGTAATAATTTTCTTCATTTCTGTATTGTTTTGAATTAAACTTATTCGCACAGCCCATGATACAAGCTCATACAACTATACCCTCCCTCCGGCTCAAACATATCGTCCATTCCGGCATCGTTACGATTTACATAAGCGAACACTTCCTCAATTGTCGGGTAAGCTCCATTGGCACAGAAGCGGCGGGGTATGTAGGTTGGAGGGAAGAAGGAGCTGCCTTTCGGCGTTTCATCCCGCATGCGTTGCTCCGCGGCAATCAGGCGGTTTCGCCCGTAATCATCTTGTGAGATTAGCTTAACCTCCCGCTTTCTGCACATGATGCACGGATAGCATCCCACCCGTGAGAACCCACGCTCATAAAGCGGGTTGGGGCGTTGTCCGGCTGCAAGGATATAATCTATAACCTCTTGTGCCGACCAATGAAAGATGGGGCGCAATACGCTTGCATCGTGCCTGCTACACCAATCTATCACATCCTTTCGGCGATAGGACTGTTTCCATTTTTGATTGCCCTTTTTATCTGTAATCCTCTCGAAGTACTCTCCGAAGTAATTACACTCATACGGCATCTCTGCCCGACTTGCGCTTTCCTTGGCCCTGATGCCTTGTATTATCAGGCAACTGTCATCAAGAGATAGTATGTAATCTATCATCGGGATAATCTTTAATTCGTACGTGCAGAAACGTCTTGTTGTAGAGGGAAAACGGGAACGCTTTACCGCCATATCTACGAAATCGGAATACTTGCTGCTTTTAAGTACATGAAGCGTAACACCGAGATGGTTGCATACGTCATGTATGTGTGTATAGGTATCCGGATGTTCCCACCCGGTATCACAGAATACGGCCTCTATTTTGTCTGCTCCGTATTTATTAGCGGCTTGGATTAAACAAGCTTGCGAATCCTTGCCGCCTGAAAAACTTACTATTATCTTCATATCTTATTTTTTATCATCCACTCCGCCACCTCTATTATCATGCCACATACAAGGGTGTAGAACAATACTATGTAGATGGTGGAGAGGATTAGTTTTAATGTTTTCATACGGCTTCATCTATTAGGTCGAACAAGGATGGTAGGTCTACCTTTTCATCAGCAGCCTTGCAGTATGTGGCACCGTCCAAGAAATAAGCAGGGTTGAGTTCCACAGCCAATCCCTTGCGTCCTTTCTGTATCGCACGATAGGGAACCGTCATAAGTCCTCCGAATGGGTCAAGAACAGTATCTCCGGGATTACTCATCTGCTCAATAACACGGTCGACGATATCGAATTGCAACGGGCAAAGATGCATCTCTTTCCCTTTGCTCCATTGTGAGCCATTAAGCGTTCGCATGCGTGTTATATCTGTCCATACTTCATCGCTCCAGCTTTGCGGCTGCAGAAGCATGAATCCGGAAGGTAGTTTGCCTTTAAGTTCCAGCGTTTCAGCTATCTTCACGATATACTCAAAATCCCAAACCTCGTTTAATGAATACTTCTTGAATGTCTGAAAGATTTGCTTTGCATCCATCGACGCAAGCTCTTCAGGTGTAATCCCCCTATTGCCGGAGCTACGTGTAAATCCGGCTGCATCAAGTTGCCAGCGTGCGCGGGAATATCCGTCTTTGTTTTTCCACTCCTCGCTATCAGGAAGCCACTCTTTTTTGTCTTTCACTACGGGAATATCTGCGTATGCAGTCGTACGATCTGTTTGAGGTTTACGGAATAGCATGAGATATTCAGGCATACCGACTCCCATCTTGGTACCGTCTTTACATTGTTCAGTCCATCCAAGACGGTAAGTTTGGTTATTTTCTCTGACTACATCGGTGACAATTGTTTTCATGCCCATGTATGCGAACCCGTGTTTAACAAAGTGATGATGAACATCCATGTGGAAAGGGTAAACTGTTTGACATCCCATACCTGACAAACCCATAGGGACAATACGGTCTTTCACATGGATAGCTGCAATGCGTCCCGGTTGCAATACCCGATATAGGTTTGGTGTGAGGTAGTCCATTTGCTTGAAGAACTCTTCGTTACTATCCGAGTGTCCGAAGTCCGCATAATTAGGAGAGTACTCGTACTGCGTGGCAAATGGGATAGAAGTACATATAAGCCCTACCGAATTGTCGGGGTAACGCTTCTTATCTGCCATCTCCGGCACGTTGTCGTTATTTACTATGGTGAAGTTCTCACCATTAACCTCTACACGTTCAACGCCCATTTTACGGGCAAGGTGTTGTGCCATTTCTGCATGCGACAAACCGTATTTTCTTATTATTTCAGTCATTTTCGATATTAGTTTATTGTGATTTTCCCATTTCTTTTCAAGCGATTTACGGACGTTACGTTCCGCTTCCGTATAGATAAGGTCGATGCGTACAGTTTTAGTTTGCAGGAACCGTTGTATGCGGTGAATAGACTGTATGAAGTCGTTGAACTTGTATCCGATTCCGAGATATATCGCCCAGCTGCAAAATCGTTGGAAATTACAGCCTGAACCGGCAATGACCGGCTTTGCCGCAAGTTCCTGAATGCGCCCGTATGAGAAGTCGAGTATATTCCTTTCCCGCTTCTCGTAATCTTGTGATCCGTATATTGACTTTATAGTCGGTATTGCTTTCTCTATTGCGTGCCGTTCAGCTTCTAAGTCATGCCAGATGATACGGTGTGCTTCTGGATTCTCCGTCCGTAGTTCAAGCATCTTTTCGATTCTTGCCGGCAGGCTTTCCCGTTTCTCTTTTGCCGACTGTTCAAGTCCGAGAGCTTCTGACCTGAACATGATGTATTGCCCTTTTTTATCTATCTCCGTTTTCGTGTGATCGGATGGTATCTCGTGCCAGCGCAAGTCAAGTTCCGGGAGTATGTACCCTTCATCGTCCTTAGGATTACCAGTGATGTCTGATGGTTTATTAACGAACAATGCCCAAGAAGAAACCCATAGCCAAAACTCCTCTTCCTTGTGTGGATGAAGTGTAAGATGGTCCGCATGCGTTGAATCTCTTTTGAAGAATCTTGTTTTTGCTTGTGAAACGTCCATCACCCCCAAGAAATCGGCATAGGCAAGAAGCTCTATATATTCATTCGGTGATGGAGTGGCCGTTGCCACGAAGCGATACTTTACACGCTCCGCACCTTTCCGGTCTTGCATCGGCCCGGCGTCTCCTGTGAACAGCCGCATAAACTCACGAAACGTCTTTGTTCCGCCAAGTCCGCGAAGTACGGACGCTTCGTCAAGACTGGCTACCTTGAAAAGGTTAGGGTCAAGCTTGCCGTCTCTTATGCTTTCATAGTTCGTTAGGTATATACCATCACCGGACATCTCTGACGGTCTGCGGATAAACTTCGGCAGTGTTTCCCATCCGAGTATATTCTTTGCGTCCTCCACGAACTCCTGCTGTACGGAAAGCGGGCAAATGATTAGTCCGCTTCCTGAACCTACGTTTGACAGCGTACATCTTACCGCCTCTAATTGTGTCACGGTCTTATGAAGCCCGAAAGAAGCGAAACAAGCCCTTTTGCCACCCTCTACCAGCCATTTCACCATCAGTTTGTTATGGGGCTTCAGTTTCGGATTAATATCCGTAGTATCGAGAGAGAACCCACTGTTCTCGGATAGACGTATTTTTGACCTTAAAAAATCTTCGTATGTTTTCATAATCACATCTTATCATTGAAAATATTAGCCACCATATCGACAACGTTCTCTTCAATGTCATCGCTCGTTCCGGTAACTGCATTTGCTATGTTCTTTTTTGTTTGAATGATTTGATAGACTTTCTCATCGATCGTGTTGCGTCCGAGGAAGTACCCGCAGTTTACGCTGTCTTTCTGCCCGATACGGTGTGCACGGTCTTCGCATTGCTCGCAATCTGCATACGTCCATGGGAATTCTACAAAGCCAACGTTCGATGAGGCTGTGAGCGTCAAGCCAACGCCGGCCGCTTTGATGGAGCAGATGATAATATCCGTATCCGGGTCGTTTTGGAAGCTGTCAACGGCACGTTGTTTTTCATCTTGCGTGTCTCTACCTGTGACGGTGACAGCTGTAGGGAAATAACTTTTCAGCTGGTCAACTACTTCATGAAGTGAACAGAAGAGGATGATCTTTTGTCCGGATTCTCGGAAGTCTTCAACGAACTCGATAACCGACTTTACTTTTCCACGAGCCGATACGTTGCGCAATATTCCAATACGCACCATCACCTCTCCGCGAAGGGCCTTTGCTATTTTTTCATCGTCCGCGTTCTTGTATTGTTGCAAGTAGCGTATAAGGTCGCGCTCTGCATCTTCATATTCTCGCCGATTGGTTATCTCACAGGTATATACTTGTCGCACTTTGTCGGGCAGGTCTTGAAGTACTTTCTGCTTCTCTCTGCGGAACATACAGTATTTCCACAGGAAGAAGTTTAATTCTTTTAGATTCGATGCTTCGCGTTGACCTGCGCAGTATCTTTCTACGAATCGTTTGTAACCTCCGAAATCCTCCATCCTATTAAGGATTGAAATCTGCGGTACAAGGTCTTTGGGCTTATTGACCACCGGAGTGCCAGTAAGCTCTATAATATATTCCTTATCTTTACATATACCTTTGCAAAATTTAGCCTGCTGCGTTGAGGCGGACTTACACTTATGGCTTTCATCGATAATCACCGACTTAAACAGTTCTATTGAATTACGAAATTCGACGTCGCGAAGTGTCCACTTCTCAGCTTTCTTAATACGCTGAACAAAGTATTTTTTCAATGATTCATAGTTTACTATAAAAACCTGATACAAGCCAGTCTGATAGAAGAAAGTCCATGTGTCGCGAACCTTATCGGAAAGTACCATAGCCTTTTTATCGGTAAATTTATGCCATTCTCGCTCCCAATTTATTTTCAATGATGATGGGCAAATAACAAGACACGGGAATGCGCCTGCAAGGTTGATTGTAGCGATTGATTGAAGTGTTTTACCGAGGCCTGGTTGGTCGGCATTAATGAAGCGCTTCAATTCCAACCCACGCGCAATTCCTTGAAGTTGGTAGGGGTATGGTTGCACTTTTAACCCATGTGGAATATTGAGCGCCGGTAGTTCCGGGATATCGTACACAATATTATCTTCTTGTATAGGTACTTTGGTATTTCCATTTGCACTACCCCAATTAACCTTTTCAAACTGTTGTACCTGATAAGCCAACCTTTCGAGTGCTACGCGCTGCGATGCGGGTATGGACCAAACCTTTCGGTCAGCATGGTAGCGTTTCCCTTCTATTGTTTTAATGCGGTCCACAATGGAGGGCCTATATTTGAATGATACCTCGTAATAAGAGCCCTTAAAAGTTATATCCATTCCTTTTTGAGATTTGGTTATTGGGGAACATTAGTGTTCCCCAGTTTCTATTATGCACATTCATCTACCGGAACCAGGTCTTTTTTCTTACGGCCTCGTTTCTTGGGTTTTTCTTCTAAATTGGCCTCCTCCGGTTCGTCTGTATCGAAGTCGAGCATTGTTTGTTTTACTCCCCATTTTTCGGAGAATAGATATTCTGATACCTCCCAATCGCAAGCCTGAATATCGAGTGCTAAATCCTCAGAATACGGATAATCGCTCTCGTATATCGGCGTCCAAATGCTAAGGTCGAGCGTACCGCCAGATTGTAATTGTTTCGTTCCGAAGATGGTTACACCGTCTACTGCATCTTGGCTGTTATGCGAATATCCCGTTATATGGTAGTTAGGGAATGTCTCCGCAAATCCGGGGCTTTTGATGCTTTCTTCATTGATTCTCTCCGCTTCCGGTTGTTCGCAGAGTGCTACAAGGTGTACCTTTAGTTTGTCAAACGCCTGTCGCAAGTCGTAATGGATAATCTGGTCGCATGACTTGCTTACTCCATTTGTGTAATTTGATTCCGTAAAACTCTCGTTGAAGTTTACATTCAAGCGGTCTTTCTTGATAATCGCTTTCTTAATGTCATTTCTAACTTTTTCCATACTCTTTTTTATTTTGGTGAATACTCTTTTAGGAAGTGGGAGGTCAGCAGCATAGCCACTGACATGCCAAATATTACGGCCGATGAAACGAGTTCTTTTGTCGTAGGATATAAACTATCGGCAAGTGATACTGTTGCCAATAATCCAAAGCCGGCAACCACATTTAGGATTAATCTTATTTTCTTCATGTTATCTGTTATTTTGCGGGACGAAACGCCCCAGTTTCATTTCTTCCTTTGCTTTTGAAATTACCGTAACGCACCATGATAGCTGATGTGTTGCCGTCCTGTTTGCTCTCTCACACCAATCAACCAGATATTGTTCCTCTCTGCATAGAGAGTCAATGAGAGCGTTTACGGCCTTAGCCGTTGCTTTTGCGTTCTTTGCGGCTTCCCGAAGCGTCTCCATTACTTCATTATTCTTCGCTTCATTGAGATGATATTTTGCATCCGCAAGCATCTTTCCGGTGCGTGCCACGTATGCGGCAAGGTCGTTCCCGCGTACAACAGCTTCTTCCGGGTTCTCGCTCATGGTTATATTCAGGAAACCGTCTATCTCTTTCAGTTCCGCGAGTATCTGATTCTTAGGTGTGATGTTGATGTTCATTGCTTTTTATCTAAAATATATTACACCATTAATTGCCACCACTTAAAAGCAAGGTCTTCATACTTTTCCTTGCCGCGATTATACGTCTCATCGCCGCGTCGTATAAATGCTTTGAAAATCTTGCAGTTCTTTTTGCTGATGGCATAGATGAAATCCCTATCACTGCCTGCTATATCCATGTACCATGCACGGCTTCTATCCCAGTCGAAGAAATCGATAGCTTCATCGAACTCTTTTTGCGAAGAGGCAAATGTAGTTTTCAAGTCTCCACCGAATCCGAAAGCGGGCAGCCACCAGTCCCATTTACAGCGCGTATCAAGATGGTAAGCAAAATTACCGTAGTGAAATTCTTGCTGCTGGTTTATCATGAATTTCTGACAATCGGACTGTGTTATTACCATGGAAAGGAACTGATCTTTTTCGGATTTCCGGCGAAGAGCTTTTCTCATTTCCAATCCGAGTTCAAATTCTTCATGCGTGTACACGTAATCGTCTACCATTAGCTTATCATAGCGCACACGGTCGTTTTCCGTTATAAGCGCATCGACGAGAGTACCGAACTTGAAAGCCGCTTCCTTATCCCCGTACTGTTGACGGGGATATAGGAAGTTTTTAAGCTCCGTAAGGTCAGAGTTGCTAACCTCGCTACGTAGATAGTATGAATCAGGATTACTCATATTACTTTGCTTTTACATCCGCCTCATAACGGATATATTGTGAGTTGATATGGGTTTGGTCTTTACTGTTCGCTTGTTTCTCGCAGTAGGTTATCATCTTCTTAAATACCTTTTCAAGGTCTTCAATAGATAGTGTTTGTCCCTCGTTGAGCCACCACATCTGAAAGATTTCAAGGAATCCTTGAGGGTGAAGTACAACTATTTTTTCTTTTACTTTCGCATTGGTTGGAGGTGCCGCCACTGTTGCAGCAGTTGCATCGAACAGGCTTCCCATTGCATCTTGTTGTGCTTTCATTGCATTGGCTTGCTTTTCGGCTTCCTCCTGCTTTCTGATTTCTTCCATTCTCCGAGCCGCTTCTTCGGCTTCACGTTGTTTGCGTTCAGCTTCCGCCTTTGCTGCTTCTTCCGCATTGCGTAGCTTTAGTTGCTCCAACTCGGCAAGTTCTCTGCGCTTAGATGGAAGCCTATCTGTAATATCTTGCCTAAGGAGTGATAACTCTGATTTCATTCTGGAAGCAAACATTTCATACTTCCCTTGTATGGCAGATTTTCTTATTTCCGCTTTTTCTTCAACAGAAAGATAAAATGTCGAGTTGTCGAAAGAGAATTTATCAAAGTGTGCTCTGGGGTAATCCGTCTGGAAGACAGTAATACCTATTACGTCTCTGTCAAAGTTGGCAAATGTTAATCGTGAGAATATACTCTGTAGTTCTTCTACTTTAGCTTGTAAATACCGATTGAAGTAAGACAGGAGAGCATCCTCTACGTCCTGTCGATAGGTTACTTTTTCGCGCTCCACGGCAGCTCTACGTTCTGCTTCCTTTCGTCTTTTCTGCTCTTCCTCGTACTTCCATTGCGCATACTGATTACGTTTTTCCACTATCTTACCGGGTATCGTATTTGGATCTTTCGGGTCTATTGCTTTTTCCTGAGATGTAAAAAAAGAGCGAATTTTATCGAATATCTGCGTAAGCGGTGCCCGGCGGTCATTCATGTTTTTTATTGTTATACCTACTTTTTTCAGGTATTCGGACGCTTTTGCGTCAAGTTCTTCATTCATGCCTTCCCCCTCAATAGTATCGAGGATAGCTTGGCCGGCTGCATTGCAATTTTTCACCGAAGTGCCATTCTTTCCTACTATTTCAGGAAATGAAGAGAATAACATTTTTACTTCATCTATTTTTATTAAATCCGTTGTTGACATAGTTTTTCTGTTAAATGATTTCTAATAGTTGTTTTGCGGCTTTCTGCCGTGCAATTCTCTGATTGCTTCCGCAATCCGTTGCCGATATGCCGTTTGGAAGAGTTATTCGAACTTTTACTGTTGGGCAATGGTCTGGTCCATGTTTTTCTATCACCCTACTTGTGATGTTTTTCCCAAAGATTTTTTGAATCCTTTCGGATAGTTCGACAATAGGATTTTGTGTCGTTGGCTTATTCTGCAAGCCAACTTTTTTTATATACGAGAGCTTTTCTCGTATGCCTTTAATGGCATATTGTATGCCTTTTTCCTTTACTCGCTTTGTTTTACAATTATTGAGTAATTTTTCGGTTAACTTTTCTTCGTTAACTATGCGAAAACGAAATTTCTCATCGCCATTTTCTTTATAGAACTCGACGATATGTCCGTCAATACTAAATTTTCTTGTTTCCATAATTTTTTATTTTAAAATCCTTCTTCTTCGTCAGCCTTTGATACATTTACGGTTACAGGGGTGGGGGCTTCCAATTGTTTGTCTTCTCCGAACGGCACATTAGGATCTTCGTCTCTTGATGCTGGCGCTGGTTCATTGGTAATACTTTCGTCTACTACCCCATAGTCTATTATTGGAGATTCCTCTGTTTCTGTCTCCAGTACCGTATAGTTACCCGTGCGAACTTTGGGGTATGCGTCAAAGGCATGCTTAATCATTTTGTTTTCGAGAAAGCCGGGATCTACCCCTCCTTCTTGGGAAGAATAGAGAGCGTTCGGTTTTCCTTGTACGTATTGTCCGTTCTTGTCGTAATAGGAATTATTTTTTGCCGAGAACTTCATAAGGCGTTCTATGTCACCTTGGAGTAACCATTGGTAATCTTCTGACCCGTCAACGCGTACAATGCGAATGAATGCACCGATAACTTTCGAGGATTTGCGTGGTATGGCTGCTTGGTATGTGATTTGTTTAACTCCATTGTTTAGAGAGACGGAGAATATATCCCCTTCGTAAACAACGACTGGATTATCTGCATAACGTATCTGGCCTGCACGCATGCGCATGGTTAATTCTCCGTAGCCGGTTACTGATACGCTGGCGCGATTCTCATACATGTCATATCCTCTGGAATCTTTTTGCCCAGTCTTAACCTTGCGCGGAATAAGATAACAGTGGGGATGGCTGGTATTATCAAGAGACAGCCCATTTACTGCCATATCAAGAAAGCAGCCGTACAGAGACATCTTGCTACACTCTGCGAGTTTTGGATTTTCTCGCAATACTTTCTGAAAGTTAAAAACTTCCTTGTGGTAAACTTGCTCTCCCATTTGAGAACCCCAGATAGCGTTATACATTTGTATAAACTTCTGTTCTACGTTTTGATTCTCGACAATCTTTGTTGCCGGAAGTGCGTTAAGCTCTTCTACTTTGATTTGAATTTGATTACTCATTTTTTTTGTTCTTTTTAGGTTTATATTTCCAGCCGTTTAGCCGGTACACTTCTTTTCTGGCATCTTCTTCGTCCATGAAGTGGCATATTTTGATTCCGCCACCGTTACCATCGTCTTGGTATACGTTATAATGCCCCATAAATCTTCTGTAATAATATTTTCCCATTCATATTACATCAGTTGTTTAATAATGTTGTCTGGAATCTTGTTGTGAATATCAAGCATCGCACTCGCAGTTTCGAGTTCCGATCGTTTCACATAGTATTTCCCTCTTTCCTTATTCCTTGCCGGATAGAATTTTATCCAGCCTTTTTCGCGCCACTCTTTGATGAGGCGTTTTCCATATATATGCTCCGCTTGCGAGGCCGTTACCACCTCTTGGAGTAGTCCAAGGTTATTCAATGTCTGAATAGTCCCTATCTTAATTCCTGCGCTTACGATGCGCTCTAAGTATCTTTCCATCTATTTAGGCTGTTTCGTTAGTTTATATTAGTTGCGAGCTTGTCCATCACTGAAACCCAATCTGCATCTCTATGCCTTGGCGCCTATTGGTAAATAATTATTGATTGAAAAGATTGTTATCGCGTGCGTAAACGAAGAACTCCTGTAAGGAGTGAGTATCGGTCCGCTGTAGGGCGTTCCGCTTGTGCGTAAGAACCGTCTCGGGAGATATGCATAGCTGGTCTGCTATATATTCCACATGCATACCTTTATAATAATAGTGCATGACTTCTATCTCCCTGTCCGACAGCTTGCTGTTGAATTTTGGTCGGCAGACAATGCTTTCCAGCTTACATTCTCCCCGAAGAGGGCATTCTACCTCTTCGAAGTGGAAGTTGCCTAACTGATCAATATCAAGCGTGCTGTCGAATCTCCCGAAGTTGCACTTCAGGAAGCGGCAGACAATTCTATATTCAAACTCCGGAATATTAGGGCGACATTTTGCGTATTCTTTGGAAAGAGACGCCAGCGCGTCAGGCCAGAACTCCCACATCTTCTTTAGCATCTCTGATATAAATGCCCTGTCGTTTTTCGTAAGAATACGACTTCCGCATTCATCGGAGATCATTATTTCTCCGTTCGGAGTGCGATAAAACTCTTTATTTTGAAGTTCCATATCAGGCCTCCGGGAAAAGAGTTTCTACATCTGATTTAAGAATTGTTGCAATTGCGGACTTTTCCATAGGGGACGGAGCCGCAGTGCCTAAAGCCCATTTGCGAACACTATGAATTGACTTTCCCGTAACAGAAGCAATTATGCTCAGTAATAATGTGCGGGGATTTGATTCCGTTCTTGGATTTGGAAGGGTTTTGTAATACCCCGTGAACGGTAGTTTTTGCAGATTTGGGGCAATTTGCTTGTTTGATTCTGTTTTTTTATTCATCTTTGTTGTGATTAAGTTATCTATATGGTTGTTTAATCAAATCAAGAGGGTGGCAATACCTTGATTGCCGTCGTGGAGTGCCACCCTCTATCATATTTGCTATGGATTTTGGCTACGAATAATCCGTTTTGCTTATTTCCACACCGCAAATATAAACCATATATTTGATATATCAAACAGATAATTTATTATTTTCATTTTTTAATAGAAAAATAAAGCGTTTGGTTGTATGCGTGGAGAAGATGTTAAGAAAATATTGAGAGATAAAGGGTTTGTTATGAGCGAAATAGCCTCTATTATTGGTAAAAGCCCACAAAATCTTGATGGACAGCTAAAATCTGATGATGTAAGGAGCGGATTGTTAGAAAGTATAGCCAAATCTGTAGGCTATGGTATGGACTTGTTTTATCAGGAACTAAAACAGACATCAGAAAATGACATACCGATTTTATTTGAAAATAACTATTTGAAACAATTAATAGAACAACAGAAATATACTATGGAGACTCAAAAAAAACTGATAGCTTCTTTGGAGCGTAACATCGCAGATTTAGAGCTTCAATTACAATTAAAAGAGAATGAAGAGTATAATTTGAAAAAAGAAGCTGCCCATCAGGACGACAGTGCAGATTATGCCGTTGCAAAGTAGTGTTCGGGGTGAAGATTCCGAAGTATTGAAATGATATTGCCTAACCTTTATATTATAGAATCATGTTAACCCTATTCATGTTCGTAGTCATAACGTCATTCATAATAGGCCTTATCTTCGTAGCAATGGGAGTTGAAGCATCTACAAATAAGAATCATAAATCGACCGTTAAAAAACGGCAGAGTAATACGTTCTTAAGCAATGACAAATATGTATTAATGAGTGGTAAGGAATTAGAGAGGTACGGACATAGACTTTCACCTGAATTATTTGCAGATATGCTTCTTGCTAAAGATGGGGAAAAAGTGCGGGTATTAAAATCTGAAATAGATAGGATGGAAAAAGAGCAAAAGAACGATGTAAGTTTTGGTAAGTCATTTCAATCCTCATTAGATGGTAGAAACAAAGCTACCGCTTTAGAAAAGTCTGGAGACTTATACGCCGCTATATCAGCATACGAGGAATGTGTTCAGGAGGGTAAAAGCAATTCCAGCCTAACCATCTACAACTATGCACATGATGTTGACAGGCTGGCTATATTGTACAGAAAGACAAAGCAAAAGGATAAAGAAATCACACTTTTAACCGATATGATAAAACTAAATCCAAAATTCAATGGAATAGATAAATGGAAAGAACGATTAAATAGACTAATCAATAAAAAGTTCCTATGTTTAAAATCGGAAGTGACGGATAACATAATATAGCCCTAAAAAAGCTATACCATTATAGTTAACTTTGTAAGTGATAACAACAA